AAATTACTTGGGTAAAATTACCAGATGTACAAACAGGTACTGAAAGAGGTCTTGTGAATTTACAATTTGGAACTTCAGCTGGAGTAAACTTTGACGCTATTTCATTTAACCAAGATTCAGATTTATGGAGATTAACATCAGATAATCTTAATAGAAATGTAAATGCTACTCAAGGTTCTACATTTGAACAATATTCAATGATTACAGCTACTAGAGCAGCTGGTACTGGTAATTTTAAAGTATATAGAAATACAACTTTAATAGGAAGTGGCTCGTTTACACCATTAGAATATGGAGCGCTTGCTAGTAATAATTTATATTCAACTATTGGACAAAGATTTTTTAATACAACGGGAGGAAGTCCTGCATTTGCTGCCGATGGATGGATTAGTGGAAGTGTATCATCAGTAATTTTATATAATAGAGCATTAAGTGAAGTTGAAATAGCTAATATTTTTGGAGCAGGTAGAACTGGTATTATAATCTAATCAATAAAATTAGGTTTACAATTGTTAAATAATAAAATAAACAAATAATATGAAATTAGAAACTCAAAATTCGTATATCACTAACCCACAATTCGTTGGTGGAGCTGCAGTAACACCAACTGGTTCAGTTATAGGCTGTACTCCTGATAATCCTCAATTTGGTTTTGTAGCAGGTGGTTTGTATGTTGGTAAGCAAGGTGATTTAGTTGTAAGAACATTTGATAGTTCAGTATTGACATTTACGTCAGCATCTGGATTTGTACCTGGTATCTTTACAGCTGTATCTTCTTCTTCAACAGCACAAAACATCATTGCTTTAAAATAATTAATTAATGTTAAATCTTAATTACAATATAATTGGTGCGGGTGGTTATGACCGTTATTCTAAGGAAGAAGCTAAAGGCTTTATTCCATTTCAGATACAATATATTGTTGTAGGTGGAGGTGGTGGTAGTGCTGGAGGTGATAATAATTTAGAAGCAGGTCAAGCTGGTGGTGGTGCACAAGTAGTGACTGGTTCATATTGTGTAAATCCATTTAATACTTATTCGGTTAGAATAGGTAATGGTGGAGCAGGTGGACAAAGAACTGCAACATTTCCAGCTTATACGGGTTCAAATGGACAAACATCATCTTTTGATAATATAATAGCTTTAGGTGGTAATGGTGGATATATACAAAACGTAGTAACTAAATCTTTCTTTGCAGGAAGTGGTAGTGGAGCTCAACCAATAGAAGGTAATGGGGGATTAGGTTCTCAATGGACTTATAATTTGCCAACATCTTCATTCCCTCCATATCCTCCATTCGCACATGCAGGTGAATTAATTTCATCATCATACTATGGTGGTGGTGGAGCCGGATTTATGGTTAATCCTCCTGTAATTGAATACATCGTAGTAGGTGGAGGCGGAGGAGCTGGTGGCGGTTATGTAGCTGGTGGAGACGGTGCTGGAGGTAATGGTGGATGGGGTGGTATGATTAATACAGGTTCATTCACAGCATTTCCAAATGAAGTTTATACAATGTATATTGGTAGTGGTGGCTTAGGTGCACCTGGTCCAAATACATCTGGTTCATTTGGTAGTGGCTCTTTTATATCAGGTTCAAATACAATTAATCCACATTATTATTTTGCACCACCTGCTTCTGGTGGATTCCAATCTAGCGGTTTAGCAAGTCCTTTAGGTGGTGGTAGTTTTACAACTCAATCTAATCAAGGTGGTGGAAACGGAGCTAATGGATACCTTTGGGTAGATGGATTCTTCTATGGTGGTGGTGGAGGTGCCTCTACTAATGCACCAAATGGTAAAGGTGGATTAGGTAATGGAGCTGATGGTGGTTTCCCATATAATTCAGTTGGAGTTGGTGGATGTGGTCCATGGACAACAAATACAAACTTTGCTGGTGGTGGTGCTGGTGGTATAGAACCACAATTTGCTCCTCCATATAGAAGCCAACAATTAACAAAAGGTGGAGATGGTGTTGTTAGATTAAGATATTTAGGTTCACCAATAGCAACTGGTGGAATAATTCAAACATCAGGTTCTTACACATATCATACATTTACTTCATCGGTAGATTTTACAATTACATTAGACCCATCATTAATTTATCCCGGCTTACCTGGTACAGGTGGTGGTGGAGTAACTGGTTCAAACGGAACTACAAACACTGGTGGTGGAGCAGGTGGAAGTTTCTACTTTAGTTCTGGTTCTAGAGGTGGAAGTGGATTTGCAGCAATTAGATATGAAGGAGCTCCAATAGCAGAAGGTGGACAAATAACTGTAACAGACCATTACACATATCACATATACACAGCAAGTGGAGAATTCTACGCAATAGGAAATGAAACAAATCCAAATATTAATCCTTGCCCATAAAGCAAAAAATTACTATAAATTAATATGTAATTGTTAAATAACTAAAATACAAATAATATGAACGCAACACAAGTACTAAAAAAGATAATGACAACTTTATCTCTAGCAAAAGAGGAAGTGTTATTTGCTTACGCAAAACTTGCTGATGGAACAATCTTAGAATCTCCTACATTTGATGTAGGTGAATCAGTAGATGTAGTTACTGAAGATGGAAAATCTCCAGCTCCAGCAGGTGAACATGAAGTAATCTTAAGAGATAGCGAAGGAAACGATGTTAGAATTAAGATTATGGTAGATACTGAAGGTAAAATTACTGAAAGAGAAAACGTAGAATTAGGCGATAAAAAAGAAAAAATGGAATCAATCGCTGGTGATGATATGGGTGATGATGAGGAAATTGATACCGAAGAAACTGCTGAACCTATTTCAGAAGATATGAAAAAATATCGTAACATGAAAAAAGTAATGGAAGAGATGTCTTATCGTATTGAAGAATTAGAGAAGAAGATGCAATCTATGATGGAAGTTAAGGAAGACTTAGTTGAAGATGGTAAAAAAGCTGAGAAAGTAAAAGTACAAGCATTACCTGGAGATGTAACTATGAAAGCAGTAACTGACGAAGATGAAGAAGAACTTCCTAAATTGGACGGTGCACCAATTGATGAAAACGCTCCAAACAAAACTGGAATTAAAATGAATAAGAAGGGCTCTATGGTTAATCCACAAAACTCTTTCCTATCTAAATTATATAAATAAACAAATTAAAATCATTTAAAGATGAGAAAACAACAAAACTTTCAACAACCAAGTGTAACTACAACTTACGCTGGTGAATTCGCAGGGAAGTACATTGCAGCAGCGTTGTTATCAGCAAAAACTTTAGATAACCAATACATCACAATCATGCCGAATGTGAAGTTTAAGAGTGTTATCCAAAAGATTGATGTTAATAGCATTGTGAACAACGCATCATGTGACTTCACAACTTCTGGTACTGTAGCTCTTACAGAGAGAATCTTAGAACCAAAAGAATTACAAGTAAACTTACGATTATGTAAGCAAGAGTTCGTAGATTCTTGGCAAGCACTTCAATTGGGCTATAGCGCATTTGATGAGATTCCAAAAGATTTCAACGATTTCTTAATCTCTTATGTAGGTGGTAAAGTTGCTGAAGCAACTGAAATCTCTATATGGAGAGGTACAACCGCAACGAATGGTGAATTCGGTGGTCTTTACAACGCATTAAGTTCATCAGTAGTAGCTGGTGGTACTAACGCTCCTGTAACTTCATCAGTTTCTGGTTCTATCACTTCTGCAAACGTATTAACTGCATTAAATGCATTAGTTGATGCTATTCCGCAAGAAGTTTATGGAAAAGAAGACTTGATGATTTATGTTCCAACAAACGTAGTTAAGGCTTATCAACAAGCATTAGGTACTGCAGGAACTTCTAATGGTTACTTAGGACAAGTAACTGTTGGTGAAAAACCATTGAACTTCAATGGTATTGAGATGGCATTCTGTCCAGGTCTTGGTTCTTCTGCTATGGTAGCAGCACAAAAATCAAACTTATTCTTCGGAACAGGTTTATTGAGTGACTACAACGAAGTAAGAGTATTAGACATGGCTAACTTAGATGGTTCTCAAAACTACAGAATCATTATGAGATACACAGCTGGTACACAATATGGTATCGGTGAAGACATCGCTATCCATAAGAACTATTAATATATTGAATGAATAATGGGAGGGTGGAATTCCCTCCCTCATTCTAATCTATTAAAAACAAAAACAAATTAACTAAAAAAAACTAAAACTATGGCTTGTAATTTAACATTAGGTAGAAACGAACCTTGTAAAGATTCAGTTGGTGGTATAGCTTCAGTATTCTTCTGTAACTATACAAGTTCTTTTGGTGCAATAACCGGTTCAAACGATACCGCACTAATTACATCAATTCCAACTGGCTCAGTAGTGTATCAATATGAC